GAGTTATCTGCATCCATTCAATGTTTGCATCATAACTGGGTGCAACTGGCACATCACTGGGTGGCAATGTCCAACCACTGGCACTTATTACACCTGCTGATCCTACAGCAACAAAGTTTCCTGGAGCACCTGATTGACTTTCAACCAAATATGCCTGACCCTGAGTGACCTTTGTAGAATGTCTATCATCGCTGGCGAAACATCTGGCAAAAAATTCATAATTGCCATTTGGCAATTCACCTAGGCTAACAATGATGTCAAGTCCAGCACCAGGTCTTGTGTCTATTCTTTTTTCCTGCCATGCTGATCTAGAATTATATCTCCACCAAAATAATGAATAAGCATATAACGCAGAAGTTGGCTGTGTGAATGTAATTTCCCAAAGATAATTGCCGTTGGGTTGTTTTGGGGCTCTAACAGATTTGAATGTTAGAACAGCATCAAATGGTGGCGGTGGTGGCACCGGCACAGGTGGAACATTCACAGGCGGCACTACGACCACAGGTGGTGCAGTGGGTGGGCCACTGTCAGGCCCACCCCCTGGCCCTCCGCCACCTGGAGCTGTGGGATCTGTAGGTGGCGGACTTACAGGTGTAGGTGTAACCACTGGGGGGAACACAGCATGTAAGGGTGGCACTAGACCCAATGGCGGCAGATTGGTGCTGCTTGGGAAATATATGATTGATCCCTTGGGCACATAGGTTGGCAGCACAATGTCTTCTTCACCAACACGAACATAGGGATAGATGTCATCTGGATTACGCACACAGCCAAGATCCACTGTCATGTCGTTGTTGATCTTCACTGACACCACACGCCATGGGTCGGTGGCAAAATTCAGTAGGTTGGATTGTATTCTAATGCAGTCACCTGGCTCTAGTTCTAGAGCACGACTTGTGGCAGTAAACACACAAGATTCTTGACGTCGTTGTTTGTTGAATATCAATCTCGCAAAGTCTTTGGCAATAGCATAGTTGGTTATGCCACCCAGTGTGACTTCATATTTGTTTTCTCTATTGCCATCCTGTGCGATGTAGACCTGACGTTCTGCTTCTGTTTCAGGATAGACCACAGTTTGATTTGAGAACTTTTGATCTGGATCCACATAGGTCACTGCCACCACATTGTATTTTGATGATTTTTCTATGCCTGTGTAAGTGACATCACTGACAATGTCGTCTTTGGTAAATGTGGCCACGATGGTGGCAGCACCTGACAGTATGTCTGTGTCATTGCCTGCGTCTTCAATGCGTAGTTTATATTTGCCCTGAACATAGGGCATGTAAGCACGGAAGTTCTGCAACATATTCTTGACGTTGCCCATCAGCGTGGTATTAGTGTTAACCACTTCATTGAGTGTGAGTATAGGACCCTGTATGCCTGAAGCCACATAGGTCACTGTTTGATTGCACTTGCGAGCCGCAGCCTTCCATGTGGTCCAATCAATGTCATCATTGATCAAGCCCTTGCCATATCTGGGATTGCGTAGATAGTCCAACAGACATTCTGCAGGATTGGTTGAATAACGCACAGGGTTAGATTCATATGAACTGGTTTCTGTAGAATCTACCAAAAGACTGGCCACACGCTTGCCTAACAATGCAACCTTGAGTTCTGGTATGTTGCCTGAGAATGGATTTGAGTCTGCATCTGCTTGGCTGACAATGTCTCTCCATTCATATCTAGCAAATACCACTGACAGGCCATTGAATACCATATCTGATGTGAAACTGGGTGATTCTGCAAAGATGTCTGCCTTGACTGTAGATCCCACAGTGCTGGTTCTAGGATTGGCAAAATACACACCTGGATAGAATCTCATCTGCACACGATCTTTGTAGCGATCTGCATTCACTGTGATTAAACTGCCTGCGTTCAATTGACCTACCTGATCCACAGGCAACAGCCAATCATCGATGTAGACTTCTCTAAGACCTTCTACAAGACCTTCACAGAACACATAGGCCACATAGAGATATTTGTTGTCTGTGCTGCCTGTTTCTGCAAATGCGATCATACCGCCTACCTTGCGATAGCCATAGACCACAGGTATCTGTTCTACTGAACCTTGACGCTGTATCAACACACCCTGCTGACGTTGTGCTTCACTGCCTGCATTGCCCATGTCTGGCATCTTGGGCATGAAAGGTTGTAGCACAAAGTCCATGACTGTGTTGACAACCTTTTCGCCAACCTTGGTAGCACCTAGACCAGCACCAATTACAGCACCAACAGGTCCACCTATAAGAAAGCCAACAAAGCCACCAACTAGACTGCTAAAAAATCCCATTAGATTATTTCCTTGTTCATGATAGATAGCCTAACAGGTGCATAACCCAGTTGATCATAGATGTCATGCAGCCTATTCAATCTGTGTCCGATGTCTATGACTCGGATCTGCTGGGCTCGGCATTCAGTGGCCCAAGATTCAAATGCCTCAATCATCTGCTGATAGTTGTTGATATCAGCAAATTCAGACAGTAGATAATGAAACTGTATGGTAGCACTTATGGTGCGTTCTACTGGATCGTCACTAAGAAATCCACCTATCACACCAACTGGGCGTTGTCCGTTGTAGCAGACACGAAAGAATAGATTGGGTCGTATGCAGTATTCACGCACAGTGTGGCGAAGACGATCTTGGTCAAAGGTTTCATCTGTGATACCTGCATCATCTGCATAGTAGTTGAATAACGTCAACACTGAGTCTAATTCTCTAGGCAGCATTTCTCTGATGATCATTTGCGTCCCCATTTGAATTCAGTCTGTCCAACCCAGCCACTCTTGTCAAAGGCCTTGTCATACTGCACGCCTTGGAACAGCCAGTTTGACCAGTTGTTGCTGTTACGACCATTTGATCTTTCAAAATCTGCAAACAGACTGGAACAGTCCACTGAGATCTGACAGGTGTTGGCAGTTTCTTGTATGGAGAAGTTGTAGATGGTGCCATCATACATCAAGATAGGTGCTGCCACCAAGGCCAACGGTGATGTGCCGCTGACACCAAAACCAGCAAAAGCCTTGTAGATACACACACGCTTGCCTTCAACTTCTGAGTTAATGAATTTTGAAATATAATTGTTGCCAATGCCACTCAGTGATATTGTGAACTTGCCTACCTTGACTTCCATGTCTTCACTCATGCCACCAAAGCCAAGAAAGTTGCCCTGTGCCACATATGAATTAACACCTGCTTCTGGTGCAGTGGCACTATCAAAACTGATGTCTATACCTCCATTATTCAAGTATAAGGTATCGTTGGCTCCTGCGGCTGTTTTAAGATGCAGTTCCACACAGTCCACTGAAATGGTATGATCGCGATAGTATTCATCGCGTGTGGCACTAACTGCTGAGAATGACTTCATTTACCAAGTCTCCCTCATGGCCACTGATAGACTGGTGATGCCACCATAGCCCACAGTAAATTCCTGCTCTGCTTCTGCCATTATGGCAGTGAATGGCACAGCAGTGATAGTCAAGTTAGTGGATGATGGCACAGCAGTAACCAATGGTCCTGAAAAGAACAGAGTGGCTGTGCCGCCTGAATTACTTGTGCATGGACTTACACACTGATAGACCTTGCTGTGAGAATTAAATTTAAAGAAATCTCCTGCAGCCAATACTGTCTGTGTGTTACCACAGTTAGTTAATGTGCATGATGTAGAACCCACAGCCACTGTGGCACTTGTTCTGGGCACTGATGCTGTCTGTGAAGTCAATGCTGAATAACTTAGTCTAGGCAGAACTATTTCAAAACTAAACTGTGGTCCCAAGGTCTGTGCTAGATAGCCTTTGACTGTGCCTGCTTCTAGTCTTGTAAGTTCTGGATACTGCACTTCCCATGAATAAAAACTCACGCCCATACCAACTCTGCGAGCCTTGCCACTCATTGTGGCAGTGATCTGCGTGGGTGTGTTGGTCTTGAAGTTTACACTGAGAAAACTGGGACTTGCGGGATATTGTGTTGCTAGATCAGCCATTATACCATGCTCCTTCTACCTTTTTCTAACATTGCGTCTGCAATGATCTGTTGTATGACACCTTTGCGTGATGCCAGTAATTGATCAAAGCCTGTGGTGTCATTGGCCACAATGGTAAAGTTCACATTGGTTGTGCCACCACTGCCTAGGTCACTGTTTCTAGTTATCGAACCAGTGGTAGAGGGTGTGAACAGTTCTGGTCCTGATTCACCTACTATGTAAGGTCTGCCACCCATTACTGGGCCGCCTAGAGCACGACCACTGTAACTTTGACTGCGGATCTGAGCCACCTGTGCAAGACCAAATGCCAATGCACCACCTGC